AATTTCAAATTTTATAAACAAAAAACATGATTTTTAGTATTTGTATTTTCGTAGTAGCTGCGATCATTGGCGTATCGACATTGATCAAAGGAATTAAATTGTTAGAATCTGCCGGGTATGGTGAAAAACGTGAATCCATGAAGGCAGAAGGGCGTGGTAAGATCCGAACTGGTATTATTGTATTTGTTGTTGGACTAATTTTAACATTTGTACAACCATTTGCATTAGAACGAATTGATGCTGGTAATAAAGGTATCGTTGTTAATTTAAGTGGTAATGACAGAGGTGTTTCAAATTATCAATATAAAACTGGCTGGGTTGTTTATAACACGTGGAGCAAACAAGTTTTAGAATATCCGATATATCAACAACATATTGAATATGATGATCAACTTGTGATCACTAAAGGAGGTTTCTCAGCAACTATTAAACCTAGTTTTAACTATTCATTAAAACCAAATGCCATTGGCGAAATGTTTGAAAATTTACGATTAGGTGTTAAAGAGATTGAACAAGGATGGTTAAAAAATGCTATTATTGGCGCTGTTAATGATGAAGCTAATAAGTGGGAAGTAGACAGTATCTTTGAACATCGACAAGCATTTGAAGCTGCAATTGTATTAGAATGCAATAAGCGCCTTTCTAAATGGTTTAATGTGTCACAATTAAGAACGAATATTACACCCCCAGAAGCATTACAAGAAGCAATTGTGTCTAAAACTAAAGCTATTCAACAAGCAGAAGCATCCCGACAACAAGCAATTGCAGCAAAAGCTGATGGCGAACGAAAGGTAGCAGTAGCAAAAGCTGATTCAGCTGAACAAATTATTAATGCATCTGCGGCAGCATTAGCTATTAAACTTAAACAAGATAAATTAACTCCATTGTATATTGAATATATCAAAGCTCAAGCATGGGATGGAAAATTACCAACCACAATGGCAGGTAGCTCAGGAACCTTTCTGAATATTAAATAAATCTAAACCATATCTAGATAATGAAGCCGGGCAGAAATGTTCGGCTTTTTTTACTGTTTGGTTGGTTTGTATTGTTTTTTTCATTATATTATAATATGAAAGAAAATGTAAATTACATTGCGCCTATATACAAACTAGCATTGCGAGATGCAACAACGGTACCCAGAAAGATATCTTACTCGCAATGGTCTATGTATGAAAAATGTCCGAAACAATGGAAGCTATCCTATATTGATGGTTTAGCTCCATTTCAATCAAGCATTGATACATGTTTTGGAACAGCATTTCACGAAACCCTACAAACATACTTAACTGTGATGTATACGGATTCTATTAAGAATGCTGATCGCATCGATTTACGAGAATTATTAACAACTAATTTGCGAAATGAATATGCACGAACTGTTGCTGAATGTGGAGGCGAACATTATTCAAACCCATTACAGTTAGCAGAATATTTAGAAGATGGCACTGCAATTCTGCAATGGTTTAAAAATCGAAGAAAGCAGTATTTTTCTACAAAGGATTGGGAATTAATTGCAATTGAATTAGAGTTATGCACACCTGCGTCTGAACACAACCCATCAGTATTTTGGTATGGGTTTATTGATGTCGTGATGCGCAATACTAAAACAGGGGAGATTTTAATTATTGATATTAAAACCAGTCGCAATGGATGGAATAAATATCAAAAGACAGACTCATTAAAACTTGCACAATTGGTTGCATATAAAAACTATTTTCACAAACAATTTGGGACACCTTTAGAAAAAATCAATATTGAATTTTTTATAGTTAAACGCAAATTAGTTGAAGAATCAATGTTTCCTCAAAAACGAATTCAACAACTAAGACCAGCATCGGGAACCGTAACACAAAGAAAAGTTCAAAAATCAATCAATGCATTTGTAGATCACTGTTTTGATGCAACGGGTGCAAAGAATGTAGATGCTGCATATACAGCAACTGCCGGCAAGGGTGCTAAAAATTGCAAATATTGTCCATTCAAAGAAGACTATGAAAATTGTCCGAAAGAATCTAGGATTCGAGAATAAAATTGATTATATTATAATATGACACATTATAAACATAAACATGTATATGTATATCAATTTGAGTTTGTTACTAGAAACAATACTCGAGCTAATTTAAAATATACTTTATGCACGGACATTGATAATCCAAATTGCAAAGAAAATAGAACATTATTAGAATCTATGTTGCGATTAGTATATGGCTATTTACCTAAAAGTATTAAATTTTTACATGAAAAATAAATGGCAAAAGTAGCAGTTATCGGAAATACAGCTTGGCAGAATAAGCGCAAGATACAACAAACATTGCAAGAATTAAAACAACGATTTGTAGATGATTTAATAATTATCGGCGCAGGTGGAGCAGAGGGTGCGAATCATTATGTTAGAAAATTTTCCATTGAATTTGGGTTAGAGTATCAAGAATTCAATCCATCATTTTCTGGATATAATTTATATTCAGCAATGCCAGAATCATATTATGGAAAACGATACCATTTTAGTCAATTACATCATCGCATGAAACTAATTGCAGAACAATGCGATTACATGATCATTTTAACTAATGAAGATGCATTAGACCCAGTTTTAAAAACAGCTTATACTACAGTAAAAAAACTAGAAAAACCAGTAGTTATACTAGGTTGATATTTATATAATGTAAAGGGGTTATAAACATAAGTTATAAAGAAAAAGGGTTATAAATGGAGTTACCAAAACTAAAGAAAATCGATCCGAACAAACCGGCAAAAAAGAAAATTTTATTGTTAGGAGACGATTTTCGATTGCCATCTGGAATTGGAACGGTTAGCAAAGAAATTATTTTAAATACCGTAAAAGAATTTGATTGGGTTCAATTAGGAGGCGCACTACGACATCCGGATGCCGGTAAGGCATTTGATTTATCACAAGAAATTGCAAAAGAAACAGGAATCGAAGATGCGTCAGTTAAATTGATTCCGTGGAATGGATATGGAGATCGCAACATATTGTTTGCAATTTTAAACCAAGAACAACCAGATGCAATTCTTCATTTCACAGATCCTCGTTATTGGACTTGGTTGTATGCATTAGAGCATGAAATTAAAACAACATTCCGTATTCCAATTACATATTATTCTATTTGGGACGATCTACCTTATCCAATGTGGAACGCGCCGTTTTACGGTAGCTGTGATATGATCATGGGAATTAGTAAGCAATCAGACAATATCCACAGAGAAGTTCTTAAACAGAACGGCTTCGGCGTTGTAAATTATGATGAAGGCGATTCATTACCGCAAAATTTGAAATGGAACCAAATACTCACAGGATATGTGCCACATGGATTAAATCACAATGTATTTCAACCAATGCATGAAGCAGACCCAGCATATGTTTCAATGCACACAAAAATTAAAGAAGAAAACAATGTCGATTTTGTAGTATTTTGGAACAATCGAAATATCAGAAGAAAACAGCCCGGCGATGTTATTTTAGCATTCAAACATTTTGTAGATAAATTGCCAGAACCACAAAAAGACCGAGTAGCATTAGTAATGCATACACAAGCAATTGATGAAAACGGTACGGATCTTCGTGCGGTATGGAAGACATTAGCACCAAAATGTAAAGTATTATTCTCCGAACAAAAAATGTCAGCACAAGATCTTAATGCAATGTATAATGTAGCAGATGTCGTAGTGAATATCGGGTCTAATGAAGGTTGGGGACTTAGTAGCACAGAAGCAATTTTATCGGGAACTCCTATCATTAACAATGTCACCGGCGGATTGCAAGATCAATGTGGATTTACGGATGAAAATGGAGAATGGATTCGCTTCGATGGCGAATTTGCAACAAATCACACAGGTAAATTTAAAAAACACGGAGTTTGGGTAAAACCAGTATTTCCAAGCAACCGAAGTTTGCAAGGTTCTCCACAAACACCATATATCTTTGATGATCGTGTAAATTTCGAAGATGTAGCCGATGCAATCATGTATTGGTATAATACTCCAGCGACGCTTCGAAGTGAAATGGGCTTAGCCGGCAGAACCTGGGCTTTAGAAAATGGATTAACTGCAGAACAAATGGGTAACAAAATGATTTCAATGTATCGAGACTTGTTCAGAATGCATCGAGAGGCAAGACCAATGTACACGGTTACAAAAGTAGAAGCACCTAAATACGAACAAACAGGAATAGTAGCATAATGAGAAAAGTAGTTATAGCGTCGCCAGTAGCGACACAAAGCGGTTACGGCCACCATGCGCGCGAAATCATAACAAATATCATAGAACAACGTGGAGCGGAATGGGATGTAAAATTAGTTTCATTACCATGGGGTCATACTCCAATGACATATCCAATTTCAACGGATTTTCAATTGAGAATTATTCCATTGCCATTAACTGAACAACCAGATATCTGGATTCAAGTATCAGTACCCAATGAATTGCAACCGGTTGGAAAATACAATATTGGCGTAACTGCAGGCACTGAAGGAGATATTTGCCCCGCAGAATGGATTGATAAAATTAATGCAATGCATCTAATCATTGTTCCGAGCGAATTTACAAAGTCAACATTCATTGAAACTGCAAAGCAAACAAATAAAACAATCAACACACGAATTGAAGTAGTACCAGAGTATTTTGATGAGACAGTGTACACAAACAAACATGTTACCGAATCAATTACGCAGTTAGATAATATTCCAGAATCATTTGCATTTTTATCTGTAGGTCATTGGTTGCAAGGCCAACTTGGAGAAGATCGAAAAAATATCAGCGGATTGGTACATTGTTTTTTCCATACATTCCGCGATAAAAAAGATGCCCCAGCATTGATTCTAAAAACAAGCGGAGCTACTTATAGCATCATGGATCGCATAGATATTGAATCTCGCATCAATCAAATTCGAGATATGTTTGTAAATGCAAAATTACCTAACGTGTATTTAGTTCATGGCGAATTGTCTGATGCTGAAATGAATGCATTGTATAATCATCCAAAGATTAAGGCCAT